CTTCTTTAAGTGGTTATGGTCACTACGATGCTTTACTACAAAGAACTGTAGGTGGAACAGATACTGTTTTACTTAGGGGAGATCAAGTAGGTTCTAACAGGGCAAGAAGCCATTTTCACACATATAGAGTGACTAACTATCTTACTACATATGGAGCTGAAAATGCTCATCTACAATATTTAGATAGTCCAAACACTACATCAGAGATTACTTATAAAGTATTAGTTGGAACTCCAAATGATGCTAGCAGTTATATTGTATATATAAATCGTCAGTATTCAGATGGAGATAGTGCTTGGGCTGGAACTACAGCTTCAGTATTTACAGCAATAGAGATAGCAGGATGACAGATATAATACACGCAATTAAAGCATTAAAAGCAGATGCACAAGTTAGTGTAAATGCAGAAGATATTAATCAGATTACATGGGTTGATGGTAATCCAACTAAAATTACCAAAAAACAAATTCTAGATAAACAAGCAGAGCTTAAAACTATTTATGACAACAACAAGTACCAAAGAGACAGAGCAGAAGCCTACCCTTCTATTGAAGACCAGTTAGACGATTTATATCACAATGGTATTGATGGTTGGAAAAAGACTATTAAGGCAATAAAGGATAAATATCCAAAGGGTTAAAACATGGCAAGTGAACTAAGAGTAAATACGTTAAAGGATGCAAGTGGCAATAACTCTGTAGCAACGAGTATTATAGCTGAAGGAACAATTAAAACTTGGGTAAACTATGATGCAGCCGACCAAGCAACAAGAGGTAGTTTTGGACAATCAAGTCTTACTGACAGTGCTACAGGAACTTTTGTAACTAATCACAGTTCTAATTTTAACAGTGCTACAGATAAATGTGTAATAACTGGTATATGGGATACAAGTGATGATGGTGGGTCTGACCTTTCAGGTTCTGTAAGAGGACATTGTGACATAAATCAAAATGGCAGCATTGCTGCTAGTTCAAGTTCGTTAGCTTTTGTATCTGCTTATGGTGCTAGGTCTAGTAGTGATGGGGCTGCGGCAGATACAGATGCTAATTATATTTCAATATTAGGAGATTTAGCATGAGTAAAGCAGCAGAATTAGCGGCATTGATAGGCAGTCAGTCTTCTTTAGCAATCCCTAACATGATAATAAACGGAGATTGTCGTGTAGCACAAAGAGGAACGTCTTTAGCAAGTATAACATCTGGAAGTAATTTTCAAGTAGACAGATGGAACTTTCAACCAAGTGGACACGGAACTTGGACACTATCTCAAAACAGTTCAACAGGTCTAGCAGGATTTGAAACATCTGTAAAAGCATTATGCACTTCTAATGGTGGTACACCTGCAGGTGCAGACTTTGTAAATTTTTTATATAATATTGAAGGTTATGACACTCAAAGATTAAAGTTTGGACAATCTGATGCTGAAAGGTTTACTGTATCATGGTATGTAAAATCAAATAAAACTGGAACTGGTATTGTTGAAGCACAAACAACACATAGTAGTGGAACAGTTGAAACAACAAAAACTTATACAATATCTCAAGCAAATACATGGGAATTTAAATCTGTAACTTTTCCTGCAAATACTGATTTTGAACAAGTAGCTGCTAATAAAACTACATTAAGTGGTTTAGGTCTTAGATGGGCTATTGATTCTGGCACAAACTTAACAAGTGGCACTGCACAAACTACTTGGGCGAATCAGACTCAAGCAAATAGATGGGTAGGACACGATTTAGGTATAGGCAGAGCAGATGATGATTATATGGAAATTACTGGTGTACAGTTAGATATAGGTGATGTTGCTCAACCATTTAAACATGAAAGTTATGGAGATAATTTACAAAGATGCCAACGTTACTTTTACAAGTTTATATCAAACCATGACTACGGACCATTAGGAGCAAATGGTATGCAGATTAATACTAACTCTACATCAGGGGTTATGTATCAAGGTCAACATCCTATAACAATGAGAACAGGTCCATCAATGGCAATAGGAGGAAATTGGACTGCTGAAGTGGCTACTGGAGCAGGTGCATTATTTGCGTTAACAGGAAGTGTAAGGTCAAGTGATTTATTTTGGCAATCACAAGAACCAATACCTTCTAGTGGTGCTAGTGATGGTGCTGCAGCTATAGTATATGGAAGTGGTGATGATGATGCCTTTCTTTCTGGTGATGCAGAACTATAGGAGATTATATGGATATTAAATCGGCAAAATATATAAAGGATACATTAGCTAATGATGGCAGTCATAGTAACATAAGAGTAATTCTTAATAATGGAGTGGTTATGGCTGTTCCTATAAATACAGAAAACTCAGACTATGTTGAATTGATGAGACAAGTTGATGCAGGTGAACTTACAATAGAAGAAGCAGACTAAGCTATGTCATTCTCGTCTGTAGCTTTTTCTCAAACACCATTTGGAGCATCAGGTGATGTATCAGCCTTTGCTGTAGGTGTAGTAGGAACAACAGCAATAGGCACAGTTACGGCAGTAGCATCATCAGCCGCTCAAAATTTAACAGGTGTAAGTGCAACACTTTCTATTGGAACAGCAACAACAACTGTTGCTATAGTGCCTACAGGTGTAGCAACTACAGGTTCTCTAGGAACAGTTACATTAACAGCAAATGCTGATATAACATTAGCTAGTGCTGTTGGTACGTTTACAGCAGGAACAATTACTGCTACAGGTGTTCAGTTTGATTTTGAAGCAGTTAAAGATCAGTTTGATATATCAAGAGTTGTATACGTCAAGGCAAAAAGCACAGCAGATGAAAGAACAGTAAACGTAAAAGAAGAAATAAGATTAACATTTGTAGCAAGACAATCATCATCAGATGATAGAACAATAAGAATAGCAGCATAGAGGAGTTAGATTAAATGTCATTCAGATGGCCCATTAAAGACCCTGATGAACAGTTAGATTATAGTGTAGATTGGTCTAGGTTTTTAGGAACAGCAACTATAAGTAGTGTTGCATGGTCTGTAAAATCAACTGAGTATGGAACTGAAACTACACTAGCTAGTGGACAAACCCTTGCCACTGCATCTAGTAGTGCGACTTCTGATACCATACAAAATGTATCCCAAACAAATACAACAACTGTTGCAACAATAAATATTGCAGGTGGTACTGCAAATAGAGAGTACACATTTTTTTGTTCAATGACTGATAGTACAGGAAGTACAGCAAAGAGAAGTGTTAAACTAGCTGTGAGAGATAAGTAATGGCATATAATTTTTTATCAATTGTAAATGATGTAAACAGAAGATTGAATGAAGTAGAGTTAACGTCTACTAATTTTTCTACTGCATCAGGTTTTTATAATCTAGCAAAGGATGCAGTCAATGCTTCAGTAAGATATATCAACCAATCAGAATATGAATGGCCCTATAACCATGTACTTCAAGAAGATACATTGACAGCAAGTACAGCAAGATATCCATTTCCTGATGATGCAAAGACAATTAACTTTAGGAGTTTTAGAATAAAAGAAAACGATACTTTAGGTAATCAAACTATGAAACTAAAAGAGTTAGCATATAATGAATACCTAGAAAAGTATGTTGATCAAGAATATAAAACTGATCCTGTAAAAGGAGTTCCAAGATTTATTATATATGCTCCATCTTTAGAATACATACTACAACCTTTACCTGACAAAGCATATGAATTAGTTTATGAATACTACAGAATAGCTGTAGAATTAGAGAACCATAATGATGTACCAAACGTACCTGAAAGATTTAAACATATCATAGTTGATGGTGCAATGCACTATGCATATTTATTTAGAGGTAATACGCAAGATGCTGTAGTAGCAAAAGAAAAGTTTGATGAAGGTATTAAACATATGCGTTCACTTCTAATAAACAATAATTATATTTATGTTAGGTCTTACATGACTCCTGTTGCAGGTGGTAGAGGTAGAGTTGGAACATCTTTAACAAATGCAGGTTCATCACTGGATTCACTATAAATGCCTACTACATGGAAAACATATCCTTTAGAATTTAAAGGTGGATTAATATCTAATCTATCTCCATTACAGCATGGTATGCAACAACCTAATACAGCTAGAGTGTTAAGTAACTTTGAACCATCTGTGCAAGGTGGATTTAGAAGAATAGAAGGTTTTCAAAAGTTTGATGATAATAAAGTGCCACCTTATGGTGAGCCTAAAGTATCTACAACAGTATCATCAGGTGGTAGTAGTATAGTTTTAGCGAACATGTTTTCATCTCCTAGCGTGAATGATACATTTACAGTAGCAGGTAATGCACAAGTTTATACTGTGTCATCTGTAGATACAACAGACTTAACAGCAAATAAAAGAGTTACAGTTGGTTTTACACCTAATCTTGTAGCAAATGCAACAGATCAAGTAGCTGTTACTTTTGTAACAGGTTCAGGAGATATAGAAGGTGTAGCATCTTTTGAAGATACAGCAGTTGTAGCAAGAGGTGGTAACTTATTTAGGTCAGCAGGTTCTGCATCTAATTGGACTAGAATAAATGTACCTGTGTACGGAACAGTATTAGTAAATGGTGGATCACAGACAGGAAGTACATTAGCCATAGATGGATTAACTGCCGCACCTCAAGCAGGTGACACGTTTACAGTAGCAGGTATAGCAAAGGTTTATACAGTAACAGCAGATGCAACTGTATCGTCAGGTGGGTCAACAATAAATATAAACCCTGCTCTTGCTAGTTCTCCTAGTGATGATGCAGCAGTTACGTTTTTATCATCTGATAGATCGTTAATGTCAAAGCATAGATTTGCTAGTTTTAATTTTAATGGCACGGAAACTTTAGTTGGTGTAGATGAAATAAACAAACCTTTTACTTTTGATGGAGCAACCTTTACATCAATAGACAATGCACCTTCAGATGTTATTGGAGCAACCCACGTAGCAAACTTTAAAAATCATATAATGTTTGCAAAAGGTTCTAATATAGTGTATACTGCATTATTTACAGCAGATGATTTTACAGCGGCATCAGGTGCAGGTACAATAAATGTTGGTGACGTAATTACAGGTATTGTTGTATTTAGAGAACAGCTAATTATATTTAGTGAAAGAAGAATACAAAGACTTGTAGGTTCATCAGAAGCTGACTTTCAATTACAACCTATTACAATGGACATTGGGTGTGTAGCACCTGATACAATACAAGAAATAGGTGGTGACATTTTATTCTTAGGACCGGATGGTATAAGATCATTAAGTGCCACAGATAAGATAGGTGATTTTGGTTTAGCTGTTACTTCTAAACAGATACAGGATGAGGTAACAAACTTTGTAAATAGAAATACATCATTTGCAAGTATAGTTATTAGAGAAAAAAGTCAGTACAGAATATTAGGTTTTAATCGTAGTATTACTACAACTTCTGCACAAGGTTTAATGGCTACACAATTACAAGAAGGTTTAGCTTGGGGTGAGCTTAGAGGTATAAGAGCATTTGTAGCAGACAGTAATTACAATGGTACATCTGAATTAATTGTGTTTGCACATACAGATGGGTATGTATATAAAATGGAAGATGGTAATAGTTTTGATGGTAGTAATATAATATCTACATTTGCTACACCTTTTTTTCCAGTTACTGATCCTAGAGTTAGAAAATCTTTTTATAAAATGTTTTTATTTACAGACCCACAAGGTAGTTTTAATTCAAACTTTTCATTAAAGTATGACTTTGCTGATCCATCTATAATACAACCTGCAACTAAAACAATATCTAATACAGCAGTTGCAAGTGAACAAGCTATATATGGTAATGTGCAGTTTGCTCATGGTGGATTAGTAAACAACGGAAGTAATTACAGTTCAGGTGTTACTACTATTGCAGTAGATAATTTATCTACATCTAATTTAATTGCAGGTGATACATTTATAATTGCAGGTCAAGGAACAGGATCAGGTGCTGATTTTGTACATACAGTATTTACACTATCATCTACACCATCTATAACAAACAATGCAGGTAATTTTACTTTTAGTCCTGCAACACCCTCTAGTTTAAATGACAATACTAAGATATCATTTAAAACTGTAAACTCTGTAGGTTCTTCAACGTATGGTGGAGAAAGTTTAAAAAGTATATTTGAAGAACAAACTACAGGATCAGGATTTACAGCATCATTACAGTTTGAGTCAGAGTCTACAGATGCTCCATACTCATTAGATGCTGTAACATTAGAATACGCAGAACATACACATTCATAGGATTTATTATGGCAGGTTACTCAAGAACAGATACGACAAACAATATAGCTGATGGTAATATTATCAACGCTTCAGATTTTGATGGAGAGTTTGATGCAATAGCTACAGCTTTTGGAACGTCAGGACATACGCATGATGGCAACCCAGAGAATGGTGGAGCTATAACTAAGATAGGTCCTGCTCAAGACCTTGTAGTTTCAGCTACTCTCGTTACACCAAAGACAACCGATACATTAAGTATAGGCACAGATGCTCTAGAGTTTAAAGATATATACATAGATGGTACAGCTTATATTGATGGACTAGGTAGAGATGTACTTGTAGCTACAGATAAAAAGATACAGTTTAGAGATGCTGCAATATTTTTAAACTCATCAACAGATGGACAACTAGATATTGATGCAGATGGTACAGTACAAATAAACACAGCAACGCTTGACATTGATGCAAGTTCTGAAGTTAATATATCAGGTGCTACAACAATAGGTGGTATTATAACTGCAACAACAGGAACACACTCTTTAGGTGCAACAAGTTTTAATGATAATGCTATAACTAATGTTGGAGACATACAACTAGACTCTATAACAGGAGATGGTGATACAGATACATCAATTACTTTTTCAGGTAGTAATATAATAACAATAGCAACAGGTGGTTCAAATAGATTGACAATAGCAGATGGTGCATTGTCTCCTGTAACAACTAATCAAATAGATTTAGGAACATCTTCTTTAGAATATAAGAATGCTTTCTTTGATGGCACAGTTACAACAGACGCACTTGTAGCTGATACAGCAGATATAGATGCAGGTACAATTGATGGTGTTACACTTGGTACAAACAGTGCCATAACACAGGCTGTCATAGATAATGTTAATATCAATGGTGCACAAATTGGACATACAGATGACACAGATTTAATAACACTTGCTGATCAAGCTGTAACAATTGCAGGATCATTAACTCTGTCAGGAGGTTTAACAGTAAATGGTACAACAACAACTGTATCAACAACTAATACTGTTGCAACTGATTCATTAATAGAGTTAGCAAATGGCACAAGTGGATCACCTTCTAATGATGCAGGAATTGTTATTGAAAGAGGGTCAGCTAATAATGCTTTCATAGGTTTTGATGAGAGTGCAGATAAATTTATAGTTGGAACAGGCACATTTACAGGAGCAAGTACAGGTGATCTTACAATAACTACAGGAACACTTGTCGCTAATCTTGAGGGCAATGTAACAGGCAACGTAACAGGCAACGTAACAGGTGATACAACTGGTACAAATATAGGTACATTAAAAAAGACAGCAAGTGATACAGAGTTTACTTTACCTGCTAGTGACGGAAGTGCAGGACAATTTTTAAAGACGGATGCATCTGGTAATTTAAGTTTTGGTACAGTTACATTAACAACCATTAATAACAACGCTGACAACCGAATTATAACAGGAAGTGGTACTGCCGATACATTAGAAGCTGAATCTGGTTTAACTTATAATGGTTCAACACTTGCTGCTACAGGAGCTATTACAGCCACAGGTAACATAAGCACGGCTTCAGGAACAGTATCAGGTGCAGAGGTTACAGCGACATCGGATGAAAGACTAAAGTCTGACATACAAACAATAGACAATGCTCTAGACAAAGTTATGAAGATGCGTGGTGTAACTTATACAATGCAAGCTGAAAAAGGCACAGGTGTAATTGCACAAGAAATAGAAAAAATATTACCAGAAGTTGTTGTGGATAATGAATATAAATCTGTAGCTTATGGTAACATGGTTGGTATTCTTATAGAAGCAATAAAAGAATTAAAAACAGAAATAAACGAACATAAACAAGGATGTAAGTGCCATGGCTCTACCGACTAGTGGCTCAATAAATTTAACAGCTATTCGTGATTTTTATGGGTTAAGTGGGTCTATAAATTTAACTAATTTACATAAGGGTGAAAATAATGTTGCTAACCCTGCTACTTATGCAGTAAGTAATTTTACTTATGTAGCAGGTACTAATGATGGTAGACCTATATCAATATACGATAATGGTGGTGTTGTTCCATCATTAGATACAGAAGCAAATCAAAACATACCTGAAAGTGGTTCTATAGATTTAACAGATTATTATGGTGGCTATAAAATAGTTAACCCAACTGTTACTAACCCTAATGATGGAAGTTCAGGTGTTTATTTAAGTTCATATGCAGCTCAAGTAGGTCGTTGGTCTGGAAACTCAATGCGACCTGACCTTGCTAATGGTGGCTATGCTTCTAATTACCAAGATGCAAATAGTGCTGTATCATATAGATATAACTTTGGTCAGTTAGTAACAATAATAGGTAGTGCTTATGGGGGTGGTACATACACTGGACATACTGAGGTACAGTTTAAACTTTCCCATGCAGGTATATATACTCTTGAAGGTATTCATGGAGGAACAGGAACAAATGGTGGGTATATTAGCTTAACTGGTACAGGAGTTAGTATAAAAGTAGGTAATAGAAGTAATCGTGATGCAAGTGATTATAATGATGGAGATAGTGTATCAGGAAACATATATATAAATTTAAATAGTCATCTTTATCTTGAAGCAACATTACCTGCTGCTACAACATTAACTATGAGAGCACAAACAACATCAGGAAGTGATGGAGACTATATGTTTTGTCAATTAAGAACAAATTGCAATTATAATAGGGCTGATTCTGGAGGAACAAGTTCTTCTGCACCTACAAACAATAATATGTTAACACAAGGATAAACTATGGAAATAAACCCTATACTATTTTGGAATGGAATACTTACAGTCGTAATAGCTCCTGCTATATGGGTCTTTCGTGGTATGTTTATGGAAATAAAAAGACTTGACATACTGTTGAATAAAACAAGAGAGGAGTATGCAAAACGTGATGACGTTAAGGAAGACATGCATACTGTAATGGATGCTCTTCAAAGATTAGAAGATAAATTAGATAAGATATTAATAGGTAAATAATTATGGCAACTTTTAAAGCATTTAAACCTGAAGCGATGCAACGTATTGCACGTTCAATGGGTCACATGGGTGACATGAATCAGTTTGAAAACTTCTTAATGGCTAATCCTGATAAGAGTGCAATGATGCGAAACTATAATGCAAGAGCTATGCAGATGGCTGAAGGTGGTGTAGTTAAAAAGATGCAAGAAGGTGGTGACACAGGCACAGGTACAGAGGAAGAAAAGAAAGACGATACTACTACTACACAACCTGCTACCGATCAAAATACACAAAGCATCATGGATTATACTATTGACCAAATACAAAAACCAAAAGCAGGAGAGGGTACAACAATAGACCCTAGTAAAATAGATGAAAAAGATGATCAATTTGTTGGAGATGATAAAGGACAAGTTGAAACAGACAAACCAAAAGTAGAAGTAACAAAGGGTGAAACTACAACAGCAGATGATCCAGTAAAAGTAGAAACAGAAACATATGATCCAACAAAAGTTGGTGATGCACCTAAAGCTGAAGCAAAGACAACACAAGTAACTGACGACATGTTAGTGAAAGCTGCTCAAGGAGATATGTCACCTGAAGAGTTAGCGACATATGATGCGGCTCTAAAAGCAGGACAAGCTGAAGTACAAAAGAAAGCTACTGTACAAGGTCAGTTAGAAATGTTGAGTGCTCAAGCTGAAGATGGACAGATACCATCATATGCTACAGCGGCAGTAAGATCAGCTATGAACGCTATGGCAGCTCGTGGGTTAGGTGCTAGTAGTATGGCTAGTGGTGCAGTATTTAACGCAATATTAGAGTCACAATTACCTATAGCAAAAGCAGATGCAGATACATTTGCAGAGTATGGTTTAGCTAATGCATCAAATGCACAACAAGCTACACTTGCAAAAGCAGCAGCGTTGTCTTCACTTAACATAGCAAATCTAAATAACAGACAACAAGCAGCAGTAGAAAACTCTAAAAGATTTTTACAAGTTGATCTTGCCAACTTTGAAGCGGCACAACAAACAGAATTGTTTAACACAAAAGCACAACAAGATTTTATGTTATCAGATCAAGCTGCTGACAATGCAGCTAAACAATTTAATGCTACATCAAAGATGCAGACAGATCAGTTCATGGCTAATCTTGCAAACAATATATCACAGTTTAATGCAGCACAAACAAATGCTATGGAAAAATTTAATGCCGGTGAAGAAAATTCAATGGCTAAATTTAATCAACAACTAGAAGATGCAAGAGAACAATTTAATGCACAAAATCAATTAGTCATAGCACAATTTAACAAAAAATGGAAACAACAAATAGCAACTACGGACAATGCATCACAAAACTTTGCAAACGAATTTAATGCAAAGGCATTGTTAGATATATCAACTACAGCCTATAACAATATGTGGTCACATATGAGTGACTTAATGGAATGGGCATGGACAAGTGGTGAGAGTGGTAAAGATAGATTGCATGAACTTACTCTTGCTGAAATTGACGCAAAGATACAAACTGAATTAGCACATTTAAAACTAGATGCAGAAGCAAGTGCATCAATAGGTGGATTTGTTATGGATTTATTTACAAGTCCAATTGGTGGTTCAATAGTAGGTAAAATGCTTGATATACCTATAATTAAGGATTAATAATATGACAATAGCAAAAACAAAAGCAGCAGAGATGGCATACAAAAAAGTAAACGCTTTGAGATCACAAATGCTACAAACAGATTTTAACCCAGCAGATGATTATAAGGGAACTTTGATGCAAAGACCACAAAGAAGAATAATAAAAAATCAACAAAAACTTAAATCTAAAAGTGAGCAAGAAGACATAATAAAGATTGCAAAGATAACAGACAGTATACAGAATAAATTTAAAAAGGAAGTAACATAATGCAACAACAAAGATTTACAGCACCTATTCCGGGACAAGGAATGACAGCAGAATTAAACAGTAGACCTTGGCTTAACCCACCTCAAATAAATACAATAGAAGATGGTATGGAGTTTTACTTTGAAAGAATTGTTCAAGAAGAATCATCTACTAAACTATTAAGTGTAATTAAGATGGGTGTTCCTTTGAGTACAATAGCTGAATCTATAACTACTGGTGGTGTTATGGAAGGTGTTCACAGTGTAGACCTTGCATTTTTATTGAACCCAATACTTATGGAGTTTATGAAGGGCATGGCTGAAACAGCAAAGATAAAGTACACAATGGATTCAGAAGTTCCTAAAAAACAAAAACCAAACAAGGCTGCAATAAATGCTATATTAACTAAACTAGATCAGGAAGAAGAGAATATAAAAGAAACAGCAGAGGTTGTAAAAGAAGAAAAAGGATTGATGTCTAGAAAAAAAGAGGAGACTAAGTAATGCGTTTTATGTTAGGGCAGTTTGCAAAAGGTGCAGCACAAAGAGGGTCACAAAGATTAAGAGACCTTGAACAAAGAGCACAGGTAATAACAGATAAATATGTAGATAGATATGTAACTAAGTTTGATGAGTGGAACTCTAATTACGAACAAGATGAACTTGCCTACAATGAAGCTGCACAAAAATTGAAGCAACAAGGTTTAGACAAAAAACAAATTGAAGCTGTTTTAATGGGTGGTTTAGATGGTGCAGAAAGTTTTATAAAAGCACTTAACAATGATATGGCATTACACAGAAAAGCGTTTGAAGAAAAACAAAACATAGCATCAACAGTAACAACACCCACTGGTTTTACAATAGGTGCTAGAAAAGAGGAGTATGGTGGATATACAGATGAAGCTAGAAATAAATTTTTACAAGGTATGTTTATAAAAGTAGGAGACTATGATCCTGCAAAAGCAGATCAATATGGAAAAGATATTTCAACACAAGCAAAGTTGTATGCACAAAGAAGAAATCCATTTACGTTGGATAGAGACCCTGACTTGGCATTTCAAGCAGAAGCTGCGGGAACTTTATCAGCTATTGGAATTGGTATACCTGAAGAGTATCTTAAAAGTAGTTTTAATCAGCAACTTTCTGTAGCAGGCATTAAAAATAGAGAAAAAATATTAGGTGAGCTAGGTAAAAATACAGGATATCAACCTGTAAATTTAAACTATGTTCCTGCTGATACTATAATTGCATTACAAAACCATAGTATAAACACACAGATTAATGAAGCAACATTGCTTAAAATGAATCAAGAGTTTAAAGACAACCAAGAAATGCACCCACTGTATAAAGATAAACTCATAAAAGAAATAGCTTTGATGCCTTTAGAGGAGCAGAATTTAGCTCTTAGGAATATAGCACTGCAAACAAATAATTTAAAAGCTAAATATGAGTTAGAAGATTTTACAGAGTATGGAAGAGCTAATGCAAGAAAGATATCAGACCTAAATGTTTTATTAAAAAAAGAACAGCTTAAACCTGATAGTGTGCAAGAGCTTTTAATAGATTTAAATGCACAGTTAGAAGTGTTAAAGAAAAAACCAAAGTCGTTAAAAGTATCACAGCAGATAGATCAAGTAAATGCACAAATGCAATCTGTTTTAACATTAGATATGACTGTTCAAAGAAACAGGGCAATAGCTAACAATGAAGTGGTTGGATATGAAAGCACTGGATATATAGAAAATCGTATGGTAGCTATTACTACAGATTTACGAAGACAAAACGGATATGTTGAAGGTGCTATAGACAGAGATCAAGCATCTCCAAATTTTGGAAAGAAACTTCCGGGGTTTTATATATTGCAAGACGGACAAGCATATGGTCCTGAAACTTTAGAATATCAACAAATAGAAAATCAAATTAATGACGAAGCAAGATATAGTATATACAAACATGCTGTTGACTTTGAAACTGGAGAATTAAAGAAAGGTTTTGAAAATGATATTGGTATGAAATTTATGATTGACACTATGACTTTTGAACAAGGTGATGGTACAAGAGGAAAAGATATACAAGCATACCTAGATCATAGATTAGATTTAATTCAAAAATTTACAAAGCAAGAAAAGACAGCAGTTATGATGGCTATCCAAGCGAATGAACCAATGGATGACGTTATAGAAGCTATTGCATTAGACAATCAAATAGATGTAGGCACAGCAACTAAATATTATAATGAGTTAAATGATCAATATTTATTGCAAAAAGATCAAGCGAAGAAGCAAGAAGATGCAACAAATAAAGTGCCTATACAAAAAGATATGTCAAAAGTTATTCAGTCTGGTAAGAGTGAATTTATGAATGATATTAATTCTTTACTAGATAATGCAGAGTTTTCAAAAGCATTTCAAAGAGTTAGAACTGTGATGGCTACAGGTGAAGGAGACATGTTGGGTGCATCACCAATGGCTAGACTCTATGGTTACTTTACAGATAAAGGAACTGAAATTTCAGATAGAGCAAAAACAGTGGAAGCATTTAGATGGTGGAACTCTCAAGAGGGAGAAGAGTTTATGTATGAAGAATACAAAAAAGACAAAAGCAATTTTCTTGCAGCGGCTCGTGATCCACTAGCATACTACTTTAATACTATTAAACCAAAAACAGAAAATAAATAATGGGATTATTAGATAAATATAGAAATTTAGCACAACCAAACGTAGGATACTTTTCTTCTAAACCATCTGTGTTAGATTCTTATAGAGAAAAGGTGTCTCCATCTGAATATAAAGATGACGATCCTGACACATTTAGTATACAAGATTGGGCTAATGACAGAGACCTAATGTCTAACTTAAATGATTACATGGTATCTAGGCTAGGAGAGAGTGGCGAAAGAAAAAACAATGAGTCAAATGAAGACTATGTAAAAAGATTTATCTCTCATGCTAGGTATTTTGAAACTAATGCCGTAGGTATGATGGGTCAAATAGATTATCTTAGAGGTGCTGACGAAGAAAAAAGAAGAAAGTTTGGAGATTTGTATGAAGAATATAATAGCTTACCATCTTTTGGTAGAGAGGGTGGAGACACAACAGGAAGAGCTATAAGAGACTATGTAGGTGCTGTTGCTACTGATCCAACTTGGCTACTTGGATTTGGTTTAGGAAGACTAGGAACTGCTATCTTAGGTAAGCTAGGATTTAAAGCTGGAATGAAAAGAATACTACCAAAGACAGCTATGACAAAAAGCATAATAGGTGGTTCAGTCTCAGGTGCAGTAGGTGCAAGTGGTTTTAATCTAGCACAACAAGATATACAACGTAAAGCATACATGAATGATAAAGAACCTGATGATGAAATTGATTTAGCATCTACTGCTTTTAGTGCAATAATTGGTGCAGGAATTGGTGGTGCTTTAGGTGCTGGTGCAGGAGCTTTAACAAACAAAGCTATGGGTCTTGGTAAAAATAAAAAAGCTATTAAAGAAGCTATGGATGAGGAAGAAATTAAAACACTTGATCCAATAGAAGGTCCTCTTACTGATGCTGAAAGAAAATATATAGACGCAAATAAACAAACAACCAAGAGTGAGTTTGACCCTAAACTAGCAAAAGAAAAACTAGATGAACAATTGATGCCACCAAATAGGCAAACATCTTTGTCTCCTGAACCTGTAGTTGATACTAAAGTACAACTTGAATTAAGTAGACGCATGGGAAAAATTGTTGAAGACATAACCCAAGAGCAAAAAGATGCAGGAGCTCCTATAACTTTATTAGAAAGAAAAGATCAAAAGGTAAGTGATGTAGTATTTGATATACTAAACAATATAGAAAAAATAGATACAGATATATTAGAGAGAGCATTAAATAAAAACAATCTTAAAGTAAAAGATTTTCTTGATTTCCTAGAAACAACAGATGAGTTTGCACAGATGGAAAGAATGACAATCAGAGAAGCCGCACAAGTGATGGGGTATAGAAGTGCTTTAGGAAAAATGAAAAAGACTTTATTAGAAATTGACCCAAAACTTTCATCAAGAATAGAGAAAATGTTTGGAGATAAAGAAGAAGTAACTAGTGGCATGGGTAGTTTCTATCAGTTTTTTAAGAGGGCTGATAGAGAAAGAAGAGCATTGATGGTTACACAGATTGCTACCACAGCAAGAAACGTAGCAACAGGTGTCGCTGTTGTAACATTTGAAACTGCTGCTAACACATTAGATTCTGCTCTATACCATGCAGGTAAATCTGCTCAAGCGTTGTTAAAAGGGCAAAGAAGCATGGAAGGTTTCAAAGCAGGGCTTAGAGAATTTTCTAAAGATAGCTTTGGTTTACTTGAAGCAATAGCAAGACAAAGTAAAAGTGGTGAGTTTTCACAGTTTCTTTTAGAAAACAATCCAAGAATTAATAATATATTATTTAGAGCTTTGCAAGAGGTGGGTTCAGAAAAACAAGAAACATTGTCAGCTTTCTCAAGAGGTATGAATAGTTTAAATATAATTCAAGATGCATTTTTTAGAAGAGGGTTCTTTGCATTTGATATAGATCGTAAGTTACGAAGAGCATCTGATGGAAAGCAAAGTTTAAGTACAATATATGAACAAGGAAAAAGCGTTCCTGTATCTGTGTTAAAGGGAAGCATGGAGTATGCTTTAAAAAATACATTTGCTCTTATGCCAAGGAGCGGACCTGCACATCACTTTGTAAAGTTTGTAGAAGCATTTCCAATGGTTCCGGTTATTGGTACAGGCGAGTTTCCATTCGCTAGATTTATGGCAAATGCCATGTCTTTTCAGTTAAAATATAATCCTGCTAATGCGGCTTATGGTATGTTTCAAGGTGCATTTAGAGGTGCAATGACAGGATTAGGTAAAGATGTTTCATCTAAACAGTGGGCAGAAGTAAGAGATAGAATATCAAAAGGCATGGTAGGAACAGCCGCATTGCTGGCAGCTATAAACATACGATCAAAGAACCAAGATACAGAATGGTATAATATAACTACATCAGATGGTAGAAAGATTGACACTAGACCTTTCTTTCCTGCAGCTCCTTATATGATTGTTGCCGACATGATTGTTAAGTATAACAATGGTGAGCTTGATAAATTAAAAGGTAAAGATTTTATAGATGGATTTACAGGTGCTCAGTTTAGAGCAGGTTCTGCATCATATACTGTAGATAAGTTTTACGAAGTGATAGGAACAGAGGGTGGATTAGAATCTATTGGAACAGAGAGACTTGGAGAAATAATAGGTGGTTATTTAGGAGAGGTAACAGCTGGATTTGTTACACCACTGCGTGTGGTAAAAGATGTTGTTGCAGCTTTTGATGAGGAAGAAGCTATTGTTAGGGATTCAAATGCAATAGAAGGAATAGGAACAAAAGAAAGAGCAGTCAATGCTTTCATAGCAAAGATACAAAAGAATATTCCTATACTCTCTCAACAGCTTCCAGAGTTTGAGTCTCCAACTAGAGAAGACACAGTAAGAACACAGTCTCCTTTGTTTGGACAAATACTAGGTTTAAGATTTCAAGAGAGAGCTAACCCTGCAGAAAAAGAATTAGTTAGATTGGGATATAAATACTTTGAGATACTGCCATCACTAGGAGATAAGAAAGCTGACTTGTACACAAAACGTGAACTAGGTCCTTTGGTAGAGACATTTATAGGAAAATTAATTGAGTCTCCAAGATATGCAGAGATGTCAGAAGCACAGAAAAAGAATGCAGTTAAATTAGAATTGCAAAGACTTAGAGTTATAGCGAAACGAATAGGCTACTCTAAATCTCTGCAAGACACTACTGGTGCTTTCACTCCTTTTGATAGAGGAAAATGGATTAATCTACCTAGAGGTTTACGTAAGTTAGCGAATGAATACTATAAAATTCACAACAAAGGAAGAACAATAGAAGAAGATGGTGCGTACAGAGTAGGAATTATAATAGGAAGAAATCTAGGTAAGCTGGGCTAACCTATCTTTTATCTCCACTACCACCTAACACACCACGTTTCTTTCTATCACTTAACTTGTCAAGATTAGATTGCATTATAGCACCTAAATCTAACTTTAAATGGTCAGCTAACATAGCACAGTACCATAACACATCCCCAATCTCACCACCAAGATCGTGATCTTTCTTATTGTCACGTATAACCTTCTTAGCTTTATTAGCTATCTCACCTGCTTCACCCACTAAACCCAAACATAAATACTCAAGAGCTTTGTCTTTAGGAAAGATGGCTGTCTCTTTTGCTTTCAGTTGATAGTCTGAAGCTACTAATAAACATCTGTTCCTATTATGCATGAACTGTTTTGCTTCCTCTTCTAGATTCATAATTCTTAACCTTCTTAATATTTTGTGCAAATGCAGAGTTAAATCCACGTAACCACTCTCTATACTGCATTGAGTTAGAATTATAAGGTGGCATTAAAAGTTTACCATTGTAATCTGTACCTCTAAAGAAAGCACTTCTGCCTTTATCAAACTGTATTCGCAGAGGTGCATCATACTTTTTTAAACCATGTCTACGTTTTAGCATTCTTCATCTCCTCTATCTGTTTTTTAAGTGCAGTATTTTCTTGCATTAAACTATTAAATATATTTAACAACTTCATCTTTTCAGACGAGCCTATGATCAACTCTTGTACTTCCAAAGCTGTCATTGGTTTTGTTTCTTCCGTCATAATATTCTCCTTTCTATGTTGCTATTATGTCTACGACTTCACATACACCTGCTGTACATGCAAGTTCTTTACTACCTGCTGTGGTGTCAACACCTTTCTCAAACTCAACAAGTCTATTCCAATCAATATCTTTAGGCATCTGTTTTACTAGATCGTCATACTTTTCCTTATCAATAGCTTGGTAAGGTGCTTGTGCATATGTATGATCACTATGTGGTAGGAAACTTATACCTGATATATCTTCAAAGTTTTCATATACCCATGCACCTACCTTTAACCAATCTTCTTCTTTGACTGATATGGTTACAGATGGTTTATGTTCACACCAATACTTTTGAAAGATAGCCCATGTCTTTAATTGGTTTAGTGAACTAAGCTCTGTCTCTGCTCCTTTAGGTGCTTTCATTGGAAAACTAAACACTGTAGTGCTATCAGGTTTCATTACATCAGGTTCGTTTGGTATACCCTCTGACTTCATAAACTCTGTTAATGGGTCTTTGTTGTCACCACGTACAGTGCGAATGTAATACTCGCTAAATCTAGTATGTATGCCACTTGCACTATCCACGAGTTGAGAAACAGTACCACTTGGTTTAACACAAGTGATGGCAGTTGATTGAGGTATACCCAAAGCCTTTGCATATTGTTTGTTTGTTTCAATTGCTTTCTCCTTTAACCTTTCTAAAATATTACCTACAAATGTTTCATCAAAAACCATTTGACCATCTTCCAAGTAGATTGTATTGTAACTATTTAATAACTTGCTGTCCATGATACCTGTCAATGATACTCCAAGTAATCTTTCTTCTTCTGTATTGTCTTTCCATATCTTTCGTAGATATTTAAAGTCAGTCAGAGTAGCTTGAAGTGTACCAAGTATTGTAGCAACCTCTACTTTTTCAAGAAGAGTTTCTTCTGTATCGTCTTCTCTTACCACAACTTCAGATAGATTACAGAACTGATATGGTCTAAGTATGATTTCACTACAAGGGTTACAACCAAACTGATGATCAACATCTCGTCTACCATTTTTACTTGCTTGTCTTTTAGCTGACTCTCTGTTGAATATACCACGCTCTCCTGATTTACTTTCAACAAGTGCCAACCATTCACGCATAAATGTTTCCATGCTGATCTTACCTTTGTATGCTATACTGTTATTAGCCAATGCTCGTTGTCCTTCATTCTCCCACCATTGACCTGATTTAGCATACCTCATTTGGTCATCACCTAAATTTGAAAGACTGATGAGAGCAGATCGTCTAACCCCACCTACGACTACTACCTCACCAATCTTACACATTATGTCGTGGCATTCTATAGGATATAACCTTCTACCTGCTGCACCCTTAAACACTGCGACACAAAACCGATAAAAGTCTACGAGTGGTTCAGGACCGGAAGCTCTACCACCAAATGTTTTAAGTCTTGCACCTGCTGGTCTGACATCTTCAACATCAAATTTAGGAACTTGACCTACATATAACATAGCGATAAGTTCTCTCACTGCCCTTGCCCAACCTGATCTTGAATCGGCAACTTTAATTACTGTTGTACTATCTTCAAAGTGTTCATTAACTACAGGAAGTTTATCAATGTTCTCTCTTTCTACAGAGAAACCCACACCTGTACCACACATAAGAATATACATACATTCGTCAAATGCACGAGGGCTATCTACAGGTAAGTAAGAACAGTTATATCCTGCTACATTACATTTGTCTAGTGCTTTACCTGCTGTCATTAAAGCTCTCATGCTTGGCATTACATTTAAATTAATTATATTATTGTATATTTTCTCTTGCAACTCAAGAGATAAATCTAAATTATGTTTTTTAGAAACATGAGTAACAATATAATTTACATATCTTTCTACTGTCTCTGCCCATGTTTCCCTTCTACTCTCATGCTCTAGCCATCTAGCATATCTAGATAGTGCAATAAAGTTTTGATAATCTGTTGGTAATTTTATATCGTTATTCATCTTTTATCTCCTGTGTTACTTTCATTGTTTTAATTTCTACTCCATTAATATCGTGTATGTATTCACGTATACCATCTTCTAACTCTTCCGTGATGTCTCCATCTGAAGGTATTAAATAATCTTCAGGGTCTACGTCTAGATTCAACCACATCCTAACTTTTATTCGCATCTCTAATCTCTATTAATTTATTAAGATACCAAAGAGCTTTCTTTAAATCTTGAGAACCATCTTTGTATCTATATCTCCATAGATATTTCATTATGTTTCCTTGTAGATAATACTCAAACCCTATGTCTGTTGCTGCTTCAATGGCATCAATACACTCAATACCTTTTTGGTTGTAGTGTGGTGGATGATTAACCATATCAGACTCTTCTGATAGGAACTCATCTACAGTATTTCCCTTTTCAAATTCTATTATATCTTTCATTGTAGCATTCATTAAGCACTCCCTTCAGTATCAGATTTAAAATCTAGTTTGATGACATTACCATCTTTGCTTTGCACTGTCAACTTATCATTCTCTTTTGTATCATTTTTCTTTAACTCTTTTATAAACTCTTCTATCTCAAACAATAAATCTTTGTCCATTTCCATCATTGGAATTACAGCAGACATGCATGTACAAAGATGAAAAAGCGATTCGTTATCAAAATTAGATAGACCATTCTCCCTTGATGAAAGAATATTTATTTCAACTTGACCTGTCCATGTTCTTTTTTTATCCAATATTGGTCTTACATTGACCACAAAATCTTCTGGTTTAAAATGTTTATTATCTATTGGTTTCATACTAACTCCTTTTTACTTTTCTACCTTTAAAAGGTATGAATGTCAATGTCAATTTCTTTCCCTTTTCTTTTAACCAGTCTTCGGGAATTACTCTATCACAATAACGAAACCCATATCGGATACACCACTGTGCATAAGAAGACTTTGCACCTTTACGTAATTTTCTTTTACTATTTGTAAACACAAAACGAATATCTAATTTAGGATGTTGTTTTTTAATAGCCTTATGTTTACGTCTATCTAAAGTATTAAATATTCCTTTAGTTTCTATTATTATACCATTGTCTAATACAAAATCAGGGGTATAGGTGCGATAAGCAAGGTCTTCCCATTCTATCTTTAGCTTTTCATATGTGAAAGCTACCTTTAATTCTTTTAGGTAAGTGGCAAGAGTATCTTCTAAACCACTCCTATACCCATTCTTTCGTGCTATCTGTCTAGCACTATACGCTGACATCTACAACCAATAACGTACAGTAGAACCATAGTCATAGCCAAGTGCTTTCATTTCTTCACGCACTAACTTTTCAGCTTCTTTACGCTGTTCAATAGCATGACGTAAACCTTCTGATCTACGTTCACGATATTCTTTTTTAAGTTCAAAGAGTTCTTTTTCTTTTTCCTTAATCATATCAGCCATTTCATCTATTGTTGTTGTCATACATTGTACTCCTTTCCTTTTTCATAAACATAGGACATCATCTTAGGCTCTCTTGCCTGTGATGCCATCTGTGGTTTCTCTACAAGAGAAGTCCAACATGAAAAGCGAAACTCACAAAAGGTACAATTCTTACTGAGAACTTTGTTACCTGTAGGTTTACCTCTGAATGTTTCATCTTCTGCTTCATAACACCTTTCAAATTTATTTTCTTCAAGACGTTTGAATGTCTTTTTAATTTTATCTATCTCTTCATCAAGGTTCAATGTAGTAGCAGGTATATATTTAAACTCTGCATTGTTCTTATTAATAACCCACCAACCACCAACTTTCTTCTTGGCAGCTTTAGCATAACCTGCTAGTTGTCCTACATAACCAAACGGATCACTGTCCTTGATAGTATCAAATGATACAAACTTATTTGTGTAAGACCACATAGATGCAGATTTAATGTCATCAACTGAATCGTTGATAGATAAATCATACGTTCCTTTAATACTGTTGCCCTCTATTTCTAGAGACACCTCACTATTATCGTCTTCGTATTTAACACCTGACTCACGTAGTATCCCTTTGAATACTGCTTCAACGATATCACCTATCATAAAATTCATTATCGTCTTAGCAGGTGGATGTATACGTGAATCAGGTTTGTTTTTTAAGAACCAAAGTTGACAGTAAGGTCTGCCAATGTTGGACATCCTGATACGAAAGTCCTTCTGTTGAGGAGAGAATTGTTTCTTCAAGCTGTCTCGTATGTGTGACACAACCTGCTCAATTGTGTCATCACTCATTGTTGCAGTGCCTTTAACTGCCTTATCTAAATATCTGTGTACCTTTAGTTCTTCTGCTGAGTTCATTAGAATGGTACTTCATCATCAACATCAACAAGTTCTGATACTACATCTTTATCAGACTTAGATAGCTCTTCAGGCTTTGCTTTATCATTCCATGCATTAAAGATATAAGAGTTATAATTCTCAATCCATTGCATAAAGTCAGAGAAATGATCTTGTGTGCTATCTTCTACTTCCAACACTTCGTCTTGTAAAGTTGCAGTAGGTAGGTAGTACGCATTTCCGTTAGGCAACTTTCGTTGTTCAGAACCTAACTTGATTTTGTACTGTACGGGAAGGTGTTTCCTACTACCTATTTTAGCTATAGGTTCTCCCATAATCTTGAATGCATCTCGGTTGTCCACTTCCCAAATAAATGGTAAGTCTCCAATCTCCATGACATCATTACCATCAGCATTCAGAACTGACCCTGCTGATAGTGTTCCAATCAATACCCTCACTCTTTTAATACTCTTCAAGAGTTCCTTTGTCTTTACAGGCAATGCTTGATAGTCTTTTACAAAACCTGCTGGTTTACCACAATTAAAACCACCCATGTTGTCCTTCAGATCAACATTTAAGTTGTCTGCCATAATAGTTTTAACGTAGAAACCTTTGCCTGACTCAGGTTTAACAAACTTCTTGTACATAAATCTTTGTACATAGGGTCTGATTGTTACATCGTCAGAGTAGAATATACTCTCACTTGCTAAATCATCAATTCTATAAGAACCACCATTGACTATAGCAGCTTGAGTCTTTTTACCCTTGACTTCAACCTCACCCATAATAGGTGAGTGTTGTATTTTAAGACGAGCAAGTTGTGCTGTCTGTTTCTTTTGCGTTATGTCCACTCCCATACCCATCTTCTGTGCCATGTCTGCAAAATTATTCGTATCTATATTCATATAAACTCCTTTCATAAAGTGTTCTAGTTATATCAGCTAACGTCTTTTGTGTCAAGCCAATTATCACCTATTTTTGCTTCTAATACTAATGGTACATTTAAATCTATTTTGAACTGTTTGTCAACAATTATTTTCAATTTATCATTAGTATTTTTTATTACATCAAGTACGCTATCAACCTCATTAGGGTGTACATCTATTACTATACTATCATGTACTGTATTTACTATACATGACTGCATACTTTGTAATTCTTTTTCAATCTCTAACAACGTAACAGGAACAATATCTGCTGTTGCAAAACTCTGTACAGGAAAGTTCTTTATCTGCGTAAAGTGTGTGGGTGAACCATTAAACCTTCTCTGCACATCAGGAAAAGCAAACGATCTTCCTGATGGTGTCTTTATTCTGCCATCGTTTAGAGCTTCTTTAGCCAATTTGGAATGCCAAAGTGCGATGCCTTTGTACTTTTCCGTGAACTGTCTATAATACGTTGCTTCAGCAGGTGACCTCCCAAACCCTGTAGCTCCGTAGAGTGGTGCGAATGTGTGTGCTTTCGCTTCTTGCCTACTAATATTTTGACCACCTTCAGAAATAATCTTGGCAGTATAGTTATGTACGTCAAACCCATTGTTTATCTCCATCATTGCTACTTCATCTTGTGATAAATATGCAGCAGTTCTAAACTCTAACTGTGCAAAGTCTGCTTCTAATATCTTACCACCATCCCATCGTGACACGAACACACGCTTAACAGGAAACGTACCACCTCTTGGCATGTTCTGCATGTTAGGGTCTGCTCCACTAAATCTACCTGTCGCTGTGCGATGTTGTAATAATCTAACGTGTAGCTTTCCGTCAGACTTTATATTATTAAATATACCCTCAACAAATGAAGAGAGATAACTATCTAATGCAGATAATCTAATAACCTTACCTAAAAAGTTCTCTGCTCTATCCATATTCTTTTGACGAGCAACAGACTTTAGGTACTGTAAACTATTCTTACTTGTAGTAAATCCATTTGCAGATATCCACTTTGCAGTTGGTGGTGTGAAACCCATACCTGCTAATTCAGATGTAGGAATAAACTTATATCCTAATCCATCACACTCTACACATCTATTCTCGTTTGCATAAGGTGTGCCATCCTTTCTAGTCTTTCTTATCTTGCCATGACCATGACACACATGACACTGCTCTGCCTTTGTCTTTCTTAATATGTCTGCTTTAGCATTCATTGCACTACGAAACTCTTCCTTTGGCATGTGAGAGTTGAATGTCATAACCCAATCGTGTTTATCTTTAGGTTTTCTAGAATAGATAAGCCATGACAATTGTTCAGGACTGTTTAAATTAATAGGTGTATCACCCATGAAGTATCTTGTTTCTTTTATTAACTCCTCTTCTATCTCTTGCTTTTCTTTTGTAAAGTCATTACGAACAGCATTAAGTTTATCAGTATCAACACAAAAACCAGCACGATAAATCCTAGCTAGACACAGTGCCACGTCATTAGTAAGATCAACTGTATTAGACAAGTGGCTGTATGTATCTGATGATAGCTTTATGTATATCTCATTTGCTAACTGCTGTGTAGCATGTAAGTCAGCAGATAAGTAATCAGATAACTCATTAGGTGGTATGTCAGCAACTGAATATCCTTTCTTAAAATATTCTTTGAGCGTATCTTGTTTTTTAGTCTCAAGATTATATCTCATTGCACACATCTCCAGTGTCAAGGATTCTTTCTGTCCTTCTTGTAGTATGTATTCACCAAGCATGGTATCAAATACTTTGCCATCATACTTAAATCCACACTCCCATAGCCACATTAAATCGTGGACAATATTATGTCCTATCATTACTGTAGTCTCGTCTAGTATGGATTGTATTGTTATGGATGCATTGTCGTCACTCATTCTTATAAGATGTTCATCTCCTGTTTCAGTCAATGCACCTACCATAACTAATTCATTATTCTCTTCAAAAGGATCAAGGTGTAACTTACCCTCACGCTTTTGTACTGTATTCTCTACATCAATTACTGTCTTCATTTACTGTCTCCTTATGTCTAGTCATGTATTCTACAGCTTTTTTCAATCTTGTCAAGCTATCTTTGAATCCACCTAGACCTACATTACAGTGATGGCATAGCCACCCTCTGAATGTACCAGTCTCATGGCAATGATCTAACACCCAATTCTGTAAACGTGGTTGGTTATACTTGCCTATCTCTTCTATATCCCTGTCGCATATAGGACATTTATAATGTTCATTAGGATATGGGTTTTGTTTCTTTAGTTGTTTAACTAAATTAGATTGGTTTCTCATGCAAGTTCTGCATGTCCTTTTTATCTCTGATGGTTTATCACTAGCATAGTTCATTGCATTGAATTGATCTATGGGTTGTGTTGTGTTGCATTTAATGCATACCAGTGTATCTTTAACAATGGCTTTCTCCTTTAATTTAAATCCAAATAAATCCCTCATGCTACGTACCTTGCAATAAGATATTCTAACTCACAATGCACACTACCATGCCAACCTGATAATTTATTCTTGACAATGTTTAAGTGTCTCTGCTTATCCTCTTCGTCTTGACCCTCT